CGGTGGTCGCCGTATCATTAGTTGATCTTAGTTGTCCGCCATTGTTGGCAAAGTAACTGGTATAATTATAATAGGTAAACATACTAACTAATTCTGTTACCGCATTGTTAGTTGCTACAATTCCGTAACCTAAATCGTTGACCTGTGTAAAGTCATTGGACAACATTGATCTATTGCCAGCTGTCTCTATTACTATGTCAATTACTGACGTCCATGCTGGTATATACGGTGTTGATAGATCTAATGTTACAGTACAGGTGCCTGCAGGCTTATTATAGTTATTAACCTCGTTAATTTGATATCTAGTGCCATTTATTACAAAGCTGGTAGGAATTAGCGGTTGTCTAACAGTTAAACCACCTAGTTGTAATTCAGTAGTGGATATCTTTCCTACGATAGTTGCAGGAAGATTTCCAGCAAATCCGTCAATGTATTGACCTCCAGCAAATCGCTGTCTATTAATACTGCCGCTGAGACTAGTGTTTGTTTGGAAGTATGGTGATTTAGTCTGGATCTGTCCTTCTGGATCAAGCACACACATGAATCCGCCGTGGCCTTGTCCTGTAATGTTACGTAGGATAGTTCCGTCGTTTAACAAGAATACGTCCATGTGCTTGTTATCTTTGGGTGCGCTAGTAGACAAGGCAGGGTTTGAAAGATAATGATAACCAAAATTATTGCCTACTGGTGCTAGTCCAGAATTATTTAGAACTCTAATTGTTGCTCCGGATAGGGCCACGGTGGGCACGTGACTGATTGTAAACGTATTAGCACCAGTGACAGCTAATATCTTAGTGTCTTCTGGAATTGATCCAGTGCCGCTAGTTACAAATACAAACATATCTGATTCTAATCCTACAGTATCGGATACAGTAACAGTAGTTCCCGAACTGCTAACCCCTGTTAGATCGTATGATCTAACCAATCCGTCAAACTCATCGTCCCTATAGAAAAACATGTTAGCCCATTTACTTGTACTAATACCAGGCGCTGGGCGAATAATTACTCGTCTAAACTCATCACCTTTAATTGATACGTTAGTAGGCACTTTAATTGGATACTGTTCGTAATAAACACCAGTTTCAACTCGAATAGTAATTTGAGTTTCAGGAACAGGCTGACCAAACTCCAATGTTTCACCTGGAATAAACTCTAACAATGTAGAATTACCGTCGACACCGTATTCGACAATTTCACTTATGCTAGACACTAATTGTAAAATTAATGTGTCGGATCCTGCTTCACCTACTGTGCCTGATACATTTTGTACTTGTACAGATCGCTTGCGCACTAAGAATGTGTCAGGTAATGTTACTGTGGGTATTAATGAATTATCAATGATACTTTGTGCAAGTAAATTAATGTAGTTGATACCGTCAATGCATGGTGCTCTTTCAGTTACTGATAGCGCCGATACTAACCCGTTCCAAAATGCTCGAGCTGCCTTGATACTTTTAATATTTCCGCCATACTTGATGTCGTATACTAATGCATCTACAATCAATCCAGTATCTCGACGAGACTTAACTTGATCAAATTCTAAACTAGGATATTTTGCTTTGATAAATTCAGTAACTTCGTATACTATAAAATTTCTATTAAGTTCCAATCGCTCTGATGCATACGAATAATCGCTTTGAAAATAGACTAGATCAGTTCTGTTGTGTAATAGTTCAATTTGATAGACGCTGTTAGGGACTACGATTCCGTCGTAAGACAGAACTAATCCTGTAGCTCCGCTGCGTAATCCCCTAATAATACTGCCTTCTCGTAGATCTTTATTGGCTGCATCTTTGGTTTGATCAACGCCTAGTACTGTAGAATATACGTTTAGTGTTCTAGTACTGCCAAGGCCGACTGCAACAGTATTTAGATAACAGTTGTTTGTACCGCCATCGTAGGTTAATACTTGTCTATAAGGACCGGGTTCTCTTTGTGAATTATTAATTATTTCTTCTGCTCGTACACACGCAGCGTTGACAGTGGCATAAGCATAAGCAAATGCTCTACCTCTCTTATCTTCCGGAACTTCATCCTGATCATCCTTACCTGAAGTTGCCACAAATAGATTTGTCTGCGATGCAAAACTAGAACTATCTACATAGAATTTCGTGGCAGCTTGTAGGTCATCTGGACCGTTTGGACTACCTTGACCTGCAAATTCTCCTGGATGGTCTGACAGATATAAAGTGCCGTCCATTGTATCGCCTTGTCTACGAACAATTGACTTGCGGGGTAGTGCTTCGTTACTAACCCAATTTCCGGATAGTTCTGGATCAAAACTAGCATCAACGAATGTTTCAATACCCGGTGCTGTAGAGGGAACAACTACTGGATCGTTAACTATAATTCTTGCATCACCGCTAATTGCGTCTTCTCTAGTTTCGTGTACTGATAATCTATTTTTATCGAGATATCGTAGATAGTATGTAGTACCTGAGGTTAATCCTGTAGCCGGTGCCGTGCCTGTGATGTTATATACAAAAGAAATACCATTTGAACCACTGTTAAATCCGTGATCTGGTATTTGAGCGTATCCACTATTCCATGCATCAATCTCAATAGTATACTCATTGACAGTTAATGGCTCATCTCTTACTCGAATCTGGCTTCCAGTACCCGGGCCACCGCTAGCCTGCAAGTATCGTTGATCAGCAAACCCTTTGGTAATAACCAATTGATCAGCCGTTATATCAGTATCGTGTAGCGAATTAAAAGAATCTGCGGTTTCATCTGTAGGCTCTGCAAGATTTCCAATTGAAAATAACTGTCCGTTTAAATGTCCGCCTAGTTGAGGTTTGATATCATTACCTACTTTACCACCAGTGCTGATAATACGTATTTCGTTTTCATCACTGTGGTCAACAGCGATACCCTCGCCGCCTACTAGGTCTTTAGCCAGTAATCCATCACCGTCTGAATTGGATACAATTACCTGATCAACCCCATAGGTATTTGGGGTGTCGTCGAGGTCTTTAAAACTAATAGTATCGCCAGCTCCAAAAATTGAAAATAACTGTATAAAGTTATCGTTTACTTTACGGAACGATTCACGAATACTATCACCCGTACCGTCATTACCTTGTACGCCAATGTCAACGTTCTGTCTTGCCATATTATTCCCCTAGGTGGTCAAAATGATCATCTGCAACCGAAAAGCTACTTCCGCACCCGCAACTGGTTTGTGCATTTGGATTGTTTATACTAAATGTACTTCCATTTAGGTCTTCTTTATAGTCTATTTCTGCACCTGTAAGATACTGCATACTCATGCTGTCTACCAGCACTCGAAATTCGTCTAATGGAATTTCAAAGTCGTCTTCGTTGATTTCTTCGTCAAATGTAAACCCGTAGCTCATTCCGCTACAGCCACCACCTTGCACAAAGGTGCGTAATGCTAGTTTTGGATTGCCTTCTTCGCATAGTAAATCTTTAATTTTTGTTCTTGCTGATTGTGAAATTGTGATCATTTTTAACCCTCGATATGATATTTATCGAAAGTTTTTATAACCTTAATGTAAATACAGTTATGTATATTGGATCAGAATTTCGACTAACCCAGCACTATCGTACCAGCAAGCACGGTAAGGTGCATGTTTATTATCGTAAAAAGACTGTGATTGTTTTTAGATGTGACTGTTGCAAAGGAATATTCAACAGGGATAAAGGCAACATTGATCCCAAACGATTAAACAACAACTTTTATCACGTGTGTGGTGATTGTGATGTTAAGAAATTTGCTCAGAGCAAGGGGGTTGAAGCAAGAAAAATTTGGGATATGCCAGTGAGTAGTCTTAAGACCCTAGACCAACTCTAGAACTGATCACATTCCAGTTGATAATCTTCCATTGATTTTCTAAGTACTTGGCCTTGTTACTTTGATAGTCAAGAGCCCACGCATGTTCCCACCAGTCGATTAATAATACAATATCTTCTTTTATTTCGTGGTTTACAATGGTTTTTATTTTGCCGTTCTTAGCCAAGTATGCCCATCCACTACCCTGTATGGCCATGGCTACTTTGGTAAATTCTTCTTTAAATTTATCGTAAGTTTTAAAATGTTTTACAATAAATTCCGATGAAGGTCCGGTTGGAACATTCTTAGTAGTGGGTTTTTGGTATTGCGGGAACAGAGTATTGTGCAAAAACGCACCCGCTCGATTGAAGTCCTTATCGCCTTCACCCTTGTTGAAACGTGTTACATAGCCCTGTGCCAGTTCAGCATAGTGATAATCAATGGTATTTTTACTAATGGACGGTGCTAGGTCACTTTTGCCGTAAGGTAGTGATTCTAAAGAAAGTGTTTCTGTTTTACCTTCTACAATCTGTTGCCATTTTAATATTTCTTGATGCATACTGTATTTAGCTATAAATAAAAGCTCAAGGAGGAACATTATGTTCAACGCAATTAAAGAGTTTTTTACAGGCAAAAAGCCCGAAGCTGCCCCAGAGGTACCTTATAAGATTGATACCCCCGTATCTCCAGTTATTGAAGTGCCAGCTGTAACTGTAGTAGAAGCACCGGTCGTAACTATTGCTGAGCCAGCTCCAGTAGCTGAAGCTGCCCCATCTAAGAAGCCACGTGCTAAGAAGGCAAGCGGCCCAAGACCAGCTGTAAAAAAGCCACGTAAAACAAAATGATAAAAGGGCTTTGTGCCCTTTTATCTGTCCCACCATACGGCATAGTCCCCGTATTTTTCTAAACTTCTTTCTAACAGTTTAGCATACTCTACAGGGTTAACCTTACAAATTACAAATCCAGTAACTCTTGATGCTTCGTCATCGACCGGAACTGTATCAACTCCGTGTACAGCATGAGTGCAGGTTAAATGAAACGGAAACCTACTTTGTGGATACTGTGCATAAACTTTTTCATCTTGTATCACTTGATCCCACGGTATTTGTCTAATGCCCTCGGGTGTTTGCACTAAATTCATTAATCTTTTTTGTGTAGGTGCTAGTGCCTTTTTAAAGAATAATTTTGCCGGGCTCCTGTTTACAAGATAAAATCTTATTCCAAACCATAAATCTGGATCACTGTGTGCTCCAACATCTGTGTCGGGTTTTTGATTTAGCAGACTAAATGTGAATATTTTTTCTACAGGTAATTTTAAAACATAATCAGCTATTTGTGGAAATAATTCTTTAAATTCGTTAAAGTATTCTTGGCCACCGTCTTCTAAATCTGATCTCAGTATGTGAATTAATCTCCAAGGATATCTATCCTTTTCTTTACTCCAGCTGGCGGTGTATCGTAAATACGGACTATCAAGCGGAATTACTCCAGCAGCTCCATTTACTGATCCAGCAGGAGTACCTTTGTCTCTTTGATCCCGCATGGCTAGATAATCAATTAGTTGGTCTAAATCAACCTCAGGAGGCTCTGGCAAATCTAAAGGGCAATAAATTAAACCCTTGTATGGTTCTAGCTCTTTTGGAAATTCATGTTCAAGTGTTCTAGTTTTAATTTGTGTCATAGTCTATATATTTAAGCAGTTCTCGACTAGCTAAATTTTTACCTTTTGATTCGCACATAATATCAAACTGATCTAAAAAGGATAGAGCCCATTTATTTGTTTCATGATTCCAATAAAAATCACTATGAGCCCTAAGTTTTTGTTTTTTATGACCGGACTCTAACAGAGCTTGATAATTTGGCATAATGTCTGCATCGTGTCCGACAAGATAATCTTCTCTAGATAGGGAGTAATGCATAGTAGGACGCACACCACGCCAACTGTCCACAACCGACCGCACTCGCCGGTCAGTACTTTGGATGTATTCTCCTTCCCTAATCCAATGATGATGTACATCAAGCACAATAGGGATAATATCAGAAATACTAAGGCAATCATCTAAACCCCAGGAGTTTTCTTCGTTTTCAATTGTGATGCAATTTCTTGCTTCGGGGGTAAGTCTCGTGTGGGCAGAGCGAATACCTTGGGGACCGGCTCGACCCGAGATGTGGACATTGATTTTAAAGTCCTGAAATGATTTACCGTAGCCCATGAACCTGACCATATCTGCATGATATTCAAACTCCTCTATTGAACGATCTACGATATCCGAGTTATCGCTAGCCAACACAGTAAATTGGCCAGGATGAAAACTAAGCCTAACACCCATCTGGCGAGCCAAATCTCCCACTTTTCTAAATTCTCTTTCTGCATAGGTTCTAACATCGCTATCCCGCCAAAACCAGCTCCAGTCACGCTGAGTATATACAGGAAGTATATCGCTGCTGAGTCGTACCATTCTAAAAATTTCATCTAGTGCTCCTACACGTTCGACTAGCAAACGAGTAGATTCGATGTTGTTTTTCATTAGAGTCCACAACTTCTCAACAGCTACATCCTTGCTTTGTCTATTTAACCAAGCAACAGTAGTTGAACCAGTATTATAGATTTTAGCAGGATCTTTTGGCTTAATACCGTTGACCTGACTGGGATCATCAATCCACTTACAAGCAAATCCAATACGTTTAATCATTATATGCAATCAAAAAAATAGACATACATGATTATAACACGTATGTCTATTTAGGTCAACTAGTTTGGATTAAGCAAAAAGGTCTTCATTCCATTCGCGATGACCTTCTCGGAAAGCCATATTGCTTTGTGTTTCTCTAACTTCTACGCGATAGCACCATAAGCGTTTGCTTTCACCGTCACCCCACATATCCGGAATATAAACTCCATTAACGTATTTGTACAGTTGATCTGCCAATCCTTCGCACCCGAGTTTGGGTAGTATAGTCAGCTTGGCTAACTTACGCTTTTCCATTTCTTTATAAAAGTCTAACTCCGGATCATCTTCTGCTACTAACAGTGTATGATCAAACTGACTTTCTAAAATACCTTTGAGTTCTTTTAGGCCACCGTAGTCAGCCGCCCAGTTGCGAGCGTCTAGGTCGTTAGTGCCGAAGTAGAACTTCATGTTAAAACTGTAACCGTGAATTAAATTACAGTGACTATCAGCTCGCCATTGCCTGTAGGCGCATGGGAATGAGTCGTGATATTCTTTTGTGCTTGTGTACTTGTATTGTACGGGTTGAAGATTTGCCATCTCTAGTCTCCTTTGTAAGGTAGCAAGTTTGACGACATGCAGAGTTTATATAGCGGGATGAATGACGTTAAAGTCCGCTTGTAAGTACTTAGCTCAGGCTACTTTGAGCAAAATAATTTCTTCGTTAATGCGACCGTTCATTTTAGTATCAGTTGCATTAATATCGTCTAAGAATTTACGCAGTGCAATCTTGCCAGCTGCCTTAAACTCTTTCAATTTATCTTCCGGCTTACGGAGTGTCTTGCAGATACTTTTATGCTCATCAAACCCGGTAAGACTAGTACCTTTGACACCGAGCGTCTGGAACTCAGCGGCCACATACTTGCCTAGCTTACGACTCTTAGTGTTATAGATCCACAGTTCACCTGCACCGATGATATCAACTGGATTAACACTTACTAGTTTGAGAGGCTCATTAGTCTTCATGAACTTCAATTTAGCAACCAACTTTTCAGCAGGTACTGACTTCTTAGCACGTGGCGCACGATTGACCTTAGCTTCTTGTGCAAGCATATCACAAGCACTCATAATTTCTTGATAGAACGCAATCAAGTTCTTAATCTGCTTCTTTGAACGATGGCTGTAGCCTTCTTTCAATTGCTCATCTGCATTGCCGCTAGCAAGTTCTGTAAGTTCAGCTAAATCGCGTTCATAGTAACCTTTAATTAAACGTGCATGAGCTGCCTTAACTTCTTTACCTTTGAGCAAGTTAAGCATCTTAAATGCCTTTGGATCAAAGTTTTCTGGATCTGTTTGGAAGCTATCGATAGCTTCTTCAATCTCTTCAGTCATACGCATTGCAGCATCACGTACCCGTTCTTGAATCGTTGGTTGCACTACTGTAGACTTAACTTCTATAACTTCATCTGCATCGATATCGTTTTTGCCTTCTTCAACTACTTTACTAATGGCTGCAAGTAACCACTTTGCCGTATCGCGACCATCGTTGAAATCCTCACGTACAGCTGGCATACCTCTCAGTAAGCAACTAGCAATAGACCCCATAGTAGTGGAGCATCGATTGTCTTTGGTTTTCTTAAATGCAGCAATGTCTTCTTTCGTGCAACCAATAGTAGCCATCCATTTAAGAACAGCAGGTTTGAATGATTTGCTATCACCGTCGAGGCGATAGTAATCCATAGCACGATGCCAGTGACGTAAAAATTGTGCGGCGTCAAGCGTTTCAGTGCCTTCCCAAACTGGACTGTGATCCTTCTTCGCATTCTGGCGAATAGTAACACTGGTGATACGCTTAGATTCTTTTTTTGCCTTGGGTTTAATTTTTACGCCTGCTACTGTTGCCATTTTTCACTCCGTTGTGTTTAACAATACAACTATTATATAGTCATCTCACATAAAAGTCAAGCATTAAATAGCCAAAAGAAAACCCACCCGTAAGTCTATGACATCAGCGGGGTGGGCCAAATTATTACTTTTTAGCTGGTTTAGCGTCTGCTGGTGCTGTTTCTTTTGGTTTCTCAACTTTTGGCATTTCTTTACTTGCCTTTTTGCACTCAGTTTTTTCTGCATTAGCTTTATCTTTACAATCAATCTTTGCTGATTTTGGCACACGGGCTTCGATTTTTTTCCCGTTAGCGTCGATAGTTTTATTATCATTGGCATAAGCCAATCCAAAACTTAATGTTAAAATTAGAGCTGTAATTAGTTTCATTAATATCTCCTTGCTAATCAAATATTTATCCAAAAAAGAAAAGTGAGTCATGCCCACTTTTCTCTGTATGCCGCCATAGCACGTTGTCTAGCTAGCCATAATCGAAACTTTATATAGTCCGATAGTTCTTCATCAACTATCTTACCAAACTCGCCAGCTTTTCGATTACGACCAAAAGTGACCTCATCGTCTATTATGAGGTCACTGTCGTCTAGGTCAAACTTACTTTGCTGGAGTAGTAGCGGCTTTTGCGTCTGCTTTAGGTGCGTCTTTCTTTGCAGCGTCACTTTTTGCAGGCTTTTTCTCGTCCTTCTTAACTTCAGCTTTAGCCGGTGCTGAAGCAGGAGTTGATGGTGCCTTGGCTGGCTCAGCAGCGAATACAGTTGCGGCAAACATTGTTGCGATTAAAGTTGCGATCAATTTCATAATATTTCCTTTTTGGTTATGTAAGAATTGTTATCCCTACATATATATAACGCCTTAGCTTACAGCTTAGTTGACACCGTTTGGCGATCTTTTCTAAATTGTTCTACATCTTCTATGGCACTGGTTAACGTATTGGCGTAGTTAACAGCCTGTTGACGAGTTAAATGTACACTTGACTCAGTATCGATATAGCCCTTAGTAAGTAGAGTCCAAATATGATACCAGCGAGTTTTACTCCACCAATTGGTCTTGCTAGTTGTATAGATAGTAACAACGATAGCATGATCATCTGCTTCTACCCACATATTATGATTATGATCCTCGTCACCGCACCCGCAGGCAATTCGATAAACTTTTGAGTCTCCCCAATCGTTTGTTTTCATTATACCTTCTGCGGGAATTTGTAATGTCAAGTCCATAGACTATTCCTAGCTTTAATCAATCGAATCGTCATAGCTTCATCTTCTTTTTCGTAGGCTTCTTCAATCTTCCGTAGCAGTTTGTGAGCCTTGTCACTCTGCTTTTTAAGTTCGGGAGTCTTGTCAGCACTCATCCAACTCAGCTTACCACCATTGGCTAGCCGACTTGCTTCACAGTACTCAGTCCACCCACTAGCATCATATGGATCGGGTCTATTGCGATAGGTCACAGTCCACCATAGGTATAGCTCTTTGAGTTCTTTGGCTCGAAGTGCTTGATCAGTAGGCTTACCATAGTTAGGATCTTCGGGCTTACACCAGTCGGTATTAGTTAAGGTCATTGCCCAATCTAAGTGATCAAGACCTGCCTGCGGACAACGCCAAGTACGCCAACGGAACCAACCACTAGCCCAGAACGGTGCCTTGTACTTTGCTTTATCTTCTGCACTACCCCAAGCAATGTGACTCCATGCTGATTCAATTTCCACAAAGTCAACTAGTTCATTAAAAAGACATGGGAGAAAACGGTTCCCAACATCTGACCAAGTACCAGGCTTGATATCCCTAGGATGAGCAGTAAGAGCATGAGTCCTAGTAACCCAACGGTTATTAATATAGTATTTCGCATCGTAAATCTTTCTAATAGGCCATGTTACAAAATCCTGGATGTGACCAAGGGCTTCTTCAGCTAACCAGTAGCGAAAGTTATGCTTCATTTGGGCCGCAGTAGTCCACTCGTCCCACTCTTCGGCTGTACCTGCGCTGAGCTTTTTAGTGCCGCGAAGCCAGTCTGCAAAAGGTGTGCATGACCAATATCGTGAGTGTTGTGCCATTTTATTTTCTATCGCCGAATAGCTGTAATAGGTTAATAAACAAGTTAATGAAGTCCATGTACAAAGTCAAAGCGCCGCGAACTTCTTCACGCCCATCTGTTTCTATACTGACCATTTCGCGAATACGCTGTGTGTCGTAGGCAGTTAAGCCGAGGAAGATAATAATTGCCAGGGCACTAATCACCATTTGCATCACAGTACTACCAATGAAGATATTAATGATGCTGGCAATGATAATGGCAATCAATCCAATGATCATAAATTGCCCAACTCCACTAAGGTCCTTTTTAGTAAAGTATCCATAGCCACTCATTACTCCGAATAGTACTGCCGCACCCATAAATGCACTTACAATACTTCCCATAGTGAATACGGCAAATATAGTGGCAAAACTCAATCCCATTAATGCGGCAAAACCGTGTAGGAATAACTGTAGACCACTACGTGACCAATTGTCACTGACAAAACTATAGGCAAGGATTGCCACTAGTGGTGCAAAAATCACAATCCACTTTAAAACACCAGTAAAAAAGAATGCCAGTAATTCGGGTGACGTGCCTACTAAGTAACTGACAACCATACTGGTCAGCACCGCTAGACTCATGTTACCATAAACTCTGCCCATTGCCGAGTTAATCTCAGTGGCGGAACGATATGACATCCCACCTGTATAATTTGTTCCAAACATAAATTACTCCTTTTGAAAATATATTTAATCTACCTGCGTGAACTGCTCTAAAAAACTTATTTTATAACAACTATGCTCAGTAGGAGGATCTCCTAACGCATCTCTATAATGTACCCAAACATGTCCATCTACAACAACCTCATGTAACACTACAAATTTATTATTGTTTTTATCTTTCCAATGACTGCCAATCATATTTTCTCTCCTAGTTCAAACCCCCGGAATGATTTAAAGCGTGGGAATCGCAGACTGTATGTACCATCTTGATTCTGAGTAATAGCATCAGCACGAACTTCTACAATTTGACCATCAACTCTGCAATTCCAAAAGTCGTCTCGTTGTTGATCAGAAAAGCCACTACCAACATTGACACGAATATCCTTACCGTCATCAACACCTTCGCACACTAATGCACCCATTTTTCCTACATTACGACCAGTGCCTTCTTCTGTAGAAACTACAGTTAGACTTACCTCAATGAATGGCTTTAATTTGAGCCACGCCACTGAGCGTTTACACTTATAATCTGCTTCGGGATCTTTAAGCATAATTCCTTCGTATCCACCAGCAATAGCTAACGCATTAATTTCCTTGTAACGTGTCTGCCCTGCATCTGAATCTAAGTCAACTAGTTCTTGTGCTACGACTGTTACGTTAGGCAAGGCCGCTTCATTCTTTTCAAACCATGCTTTGAGCATCATACTACGAGTTGTTTGAGATTTATCCCATTCGCCTTTTTCAAAGTCAGCAAGCGGAATAAAGTCAAACAAGTTGAGTACCGCATCATTAGCTTTGGCACTGCTCTTGCGATGAATCTGTTTCATCAAATCTTGGAAAGTACCACTCATGATCTCACCATCTAGTACTACAGGATAAGGCGGCGGATCTTGTTTAACTACTGCAGAGATTTGATCTTTGACATGTGGAAAGTTCACTAATTCTTTTCCATTACGGCTAAACTGATCGACATGCCCATCAGGATATACAATAGTAATAACTCGAACCCCATCCAGCTTAACTTCGAGAATTTTCTCACCCGTGACCTTCGTTTCGTGATTAGCACTATCATGAGCAAGCTGACAACTGAAGATAGGTATAGCATAAGCGGCATAATCTTTTTCTACAACCTTGTTAATTGTTTTTTCACTAGTACCGCAACGTAAATCTTTAATAAGGATACGTCGATACCAACCATTCCATTCGGCCTTAGTGGCCAATGCCATCATTTCCTCAAGTGTATCTCTTGCAGCATTCCCGGTGACTGTACGATTACGAAAACCGCCAATGATGCTAACAAAAGTATTCCAAGGTAGCCCAGGGCCGTCTTGATCATGTTTTTCCTTTACTTGTTTAATACCAAATGTAACCATAGGATCTAGTGCCAACTGACACCCATGAAAGAACTCGTCATTTCCTTCTTTGGCAATAGCTTCAATAATAGCTTCTTTATTAAGGCGAGAAGGATGGATTTCCAGCGACCAAATATGATTAGCACAATGACTCATGTTTGACTCCGATAATTAACTGTATAATTGTTTATTATACAGCCTAGAGACTAATATGTCAAGTGATTTGATGTTTTAAATGGTTTACCGTTATGGGCATTTTCTAGCTGAGTCATGATCTTACGCTTCATTTGGCATACTTTTGGATGGGCATGATTGTACTCAAATGATTTCATAAAGCGTCCCCAGCCGTTTGGACGAATACGTTTTGGTACTGGGCTGTCCAAATATTCTTTAATAGCTCGAGTATCGAACCCAAATTTATCAATCATGTCTTGCGCTAGATTGAAACTGTGGGCGCCCATCTCGTCTCTATCGCCATAATACTCTTGCTCTTTACGATCTTTGGCATAGTAGGCTGTACTTTCGTACCCCGGAATATCTTTAAAATTGCGGGCTCTATATTGACGAGTATGGATAATTTCGTGCAACATGGTATCTGCAAATAGTACACAGATACGGTCCCATCGGTAGGAACTAGTTTTCATAGTGTTAGTATTGGTAGGAAATGCCAGTTCGATTTCAATAAATCGTTTTTTACCAGTCCTATCAAGGTCACTATAATATGCACCACCTACCCAGAGTTCGCCGTTTTTGACAGGTTTATATCTGCTGCTAACTACCCTAACAGGCAAGTGAGCTTTTATATGTTTGCTCATATGTTTGGTAATTTCGCTTATGGTCAGACGTTTATCTACGATCTCAGATTTGAGTTCGTAAAGCATTGAGTACAACATGTTTCGATCCAATGCGGACCAATTAAAAGCCTGACGGGCCATAGTACACTCCTAGACAATAGTATTTATAGTGTACTACGGGTAACCATTATCTACGCACTTTATGGGCGTTTTTCAATAACTTTATCAGCCAATCCGTACTCTACAGCTTCTGCAGCACTCAAAAACGTATCAAATTTCATAGCTTCATAAAGTTGAGCATAGGTTTTTCCAGCGGTATTATGCTTGACATACAGTTCAGTTAGGCGTTCGTTAATACGCTTAGATTCTTCAAAACTACGTCGTGCGTCTTCAAACTCCAGTTCCTGAACGTGTACAGTACCGCGGGTTCCGGGAGTACCAGAACTAACACGGTGAATCATTGTACGGGCTTCGGGCAGGACAAAACGCTTTCCAGGTGCGCCGGCTTGAGCAAGGAATGAGCCCATACTACAGGCTTGTCCCATAACGTATGTGGCGACGTCGGGTCTAATAAACTGCATGGTATCGTAAATAGCAAGGCCAGCAGTAACGGAGCCCCCAGGGCTATTGATAAACAAGTTAATGTCTTCATTACCTTGACTCTCTAAAAAAAGCAACTGTGCCACTAACAAGCTGGACGTATGCTCGTTAACATCCGTATCTAGCATAACAACACGGTCCTTGAGCAACCGGCTATAAATGTCATAGGCACGTTCACCTTTTGCTTCGGTCTCAATGACCATTGGTACTAGATTAGGCATTATCTTCCTCTATATATAATTGATTTTTGTAAAGCTCTAGCTGATCGATAAGCTGTTGTACCCCAACATGATTCATAGTCAGTGTACTATAACCTATTCTAAAAGCTATTCGATTGTCGTCTGTGTGCCCGATAGTGTAATGGATAGATGGATCCTTTTCTTTAGGAGCAGGCGGGGGAACTACTTTAGGTTCCGGAAAAGGAACTACGTTACTGTATTCAGATTTTTTAAACCAATCAAACATCGTCGTCTTCTTTATTGGG